GGGTCGCTTCCGTACAGGCTCTATTATGTAACGGCAAGGGGGAAAGCCGTTTACAAATCCATGCCAGTTGCAGAAAGCTAATCGAATCAATGGAACTTCAGTCATACAACGAAAAGGGAGAGCCAGATAAAGAGTCTGGCTATGACCATATGGCCGATAGTCTTGGCTATCTCATTTGGAGGGAGTTCAATCCATTATTTGCTAGGGCGGGCAAAGCTACAGGTATTAGAATATATTAAAGACATGGTACTATTGAGGCAAAACTGTGTATAGCTCACTTGATATTTACAATAAGTCCATCACTCAAGCTGTAACAACAGTTGCAAGCCCCAATGCGGCCTATCAACGCATGGCACAGTTCTGGGATTTAATATCTGATTTGAAGGAAGGTACATATAAGATCAGGAGTGAGCATAGAAAATATTTACCTCAGCTGGAAAGGGAGGTGGACGATAGCTATGATCGCAGACTCGCAAGGAGCACAGTCGTCCCATATCTCCAGAGAATCGAGAAAATGCTGTCAGGTATGCTGGTCAGAAAGCCAGTAAGACTTGATGATGTATCTGATCTGGTTAGAGAACAGTTATTTGATGTTGATTTAGAGGGTAATGATCTAAATATCTGGCTTTATCAGACTGCAAGAACTGTTGTTTCATTTGGACATTGTGGTGTTTTGGTAGATGCACCAAAAGAAGGCGAGAAGGCCAGACCCTACTGGGTGACTTACAAACCAAGCGATATACTTGGATGGAGGACTGAGATCATAGATGGTGCAAGGGAACTCACACAAGTACGTTTATTGGAAAGAGTTGTTGAGGCAGATGGTGCGTATGGTGAGAAGGTCATATCTCAGGTCAGAGTGCTAGAACGTGGTAGATACGAAATCCATAGAAAAGACGATAAGAAGGGCGAATATAAATTGTTTGAAGAAGGTGATATGAGTTTAAAAGACAAGATTCCCTTTGCTGTTGCTTATTCCAACAGAGTCGGATTCTATGAAAGCCGCAGTCCTTTGTATGACATTGCAGAGCTAAACCTTAAGCATTATCAGATCCAGTCTGACTTGGACAACATATTGCATATCAGTTCTGTTCCATTACTTGCAGTCTTTGGCTATCCAAATGCAGATGAGATAACAACAGGGCCTAGTGAGGCACTATCACTGCCACCTGAGTCACGCATGGAATATATCAGCCCATCAGGGGATAGTTATGATAGCCAGTTCAAAAGGCTTGATGATATTAAGGATCAGATCAATACATTATCGCTTGCAGCTGTTCTTGGTCAGAAGTTAGTAGGAGAGACAGCAGAGGCCAAGCAAATAGACCGATCTCAAAATGACAGCACAATGATGGTTGTTGCACAGCAAATGCAAGACCTGATTGATAATTGTTTGAAGTTCCATAGCGAATATCTTAATGAACCTAATGCTGGTAGCTGCTTTGTTAACAGAGACTTTGTTTCTGCAAGGTTACAGCCTCAAGAGATTACAAGCCTACTTTCATTGTTCACAGCTGGCACTATCAGTCAGGAGACATTGTTAAATCAACTATCAGCTGGTGAGATACTTGGTGATGACTTTGATGTTGAGGAAGAGATTGAAAGCACACAGCAAGGAGGTCTCACAGAAGTAGAACCACCAGAAGAACCTGATGAAGAACCAGAAGAGGAGGAGGAAGAGGGAGAAGAATGATAGATGAGTATTCCAGAGGTATTTTTTAGGGAAACTATAGATGTTGGAAGGTTTAGCAATGCCTTAGCAACAAAATATGTGCAAAACTATGCGGTAATCATTCTTACTGCAACTGATAAATTAAAAAAGATTGACCTTAGACAGCAAAAAGCAGCGGAGGGAGTTGTTATAGCACCGCAAACTAGGAAAAGATTAAGAGCCATAATTGCTCAATCGAAGGCGAGTATGGATAAATGGTCAAAGGAAACAACAAAAGGAATGATTAAGGAGATAGCAGATTTCGCAGAAGTACAGACTTCATTTATTGAAAACGAATTAAAAAAGGCTGTTAAATCAGGCAATATTCCAATTAACTCTGTAGCTGTCAATAAAAAATATGCAAGTTCTTTTATTAAGACAGATCCTACTGAAATAAATATTTTTACCAGCAAACAGTTTACAGAAGATGATTTTAAAAACTTTGGCTCAGGAAAGTTTGAACTTACTGCAAGGCAAGGGGCAATGCAGACATTACCTAATGGACAAACAGTAGAGAAAGCATTTAGAGGTATAGCAAAAAACCAGCAAGATATACTTGCAACAAATATAAGGGCTGGAGTATTTAGTGGAGAGTCAACAGCAGAGATAGCTAGACGTATGGCTGGCAGATTAGACTTTGACAAAATAGGTAATGCAAGACAGATTGCGGCTGCTGGAGGTCAATCAATAAAGGTCGCTGCAAATCAAATACAAACAATAGTTAGAACATCTGTAAACCAAGTACAGAATCAGGCATCACAGGCTGTATATGCAGCTAACAGCAAAGTTGCACCTAAATATGAATATGTTGCAACGCTGGATTCAAGAACTAGCGGGATATGCAAAAGGCTTGATGGAAGAAAGTTTGAATACAACAAAGGCCCTACACCGCCACAACATTTCAACTGTCGATCTACTACTGTCCCTGTTGTTGATTACGAAGGACTTAGTAAAAGAAAGGAATTTGAAGATCTAAAGCCCCCATCTAAAGGCAAAGTTGTAACCCGACCTACAGGAGAGGGGACTGGTAGAGTACCACAGGACACTCAGTATGGTGACTGGCTTTTGGGGCAAGATAAGAAACTCAAGGTCAAGACTTTGGGTAATGAACAGAAGGTCAGATATTTTGAACGCTTGGCAAAGAAGGAAGGCTCAGGACAGAAGGCCATAAGAAAGATGATTAGAGAAGATGGTAGTGAGAGAAGTCTTGCTGATTTACAAAAGCTTTATGGCAAGCCAAACAACATAACATTAAAAACAACAACTCCTAAACCTGTCGCAAAGCCTATTGACTTTAAGAGAAGGCTTGCAGATTCTAGTCCAGAACAATTAAGGAAAGATGGTAAAGCAATCATTGATGAGGTCGGAGGTATAGATGTCAAGAAACTAATAAAGCTTGAAGATGAGTTTAAAGTGGCTGCCAAAAAAACTGGTGCTAATCTTGATCCAAAGTTAGCTGATAAATTAGCGTCAGATTTTGAAAAAGCAAAGAAAAAATACTTTGATTTCAGAGACAATTTTGAAGCAAAGATGGCGAAGATTAAAGAAAAAATGCTTGAAACTTCATTGACAGATGTACAAGTCAATAAGTTTGCAGATCAAGTAAACATTTCTAGTTCTTTCACTGGTTCAGAACAGTCACAGATCAAAAACATTTTTAGAGAGTATATAAGATTGTTTAATGGTGCTGGATTTACTGAGGCAGCTAATGGTGTTCCAGCCGCTAATACTGTTGGTAAAGCTAGGAGAGCTTCTTGTACTTTTTGGAAAGGTAAGTTTTCTACAAGTGTTAACAGACAAGGAGTGGTTAATAAATCAACTACTTTCCATGAAATAACCCATATTGTAGAAGTGGCAAATCCAAAGCTTAACAAGTACATGAATGAATGGAAGTTTAATCAAGCCTTTGGTGAAAGGGGTGCAACTAAAGTTAGTAAAGAGTTAAGAGATAAATTTATGGCTAAACCTAGATCCCCCTCAAGTTGGGAAATGACAGAAAAATTAAATAAACCTGTTTATACACTAAGAAGTATCACAGGAAATACTGGATATAGAAGTAGTGAAGTTGCTTTTCTTGATAAATACAAAGATGCATACATGGGAAAGGTTTACGATATGTTTGACTATGACTACAGTTACATCAAAGGAAAAATAAATCCATCTGAAGTTTTAACAATGTCAATACAAGAATTTGCTGACCCTACACTCATGGGCAAACTTTATAGAACACACCCTGACTTATTTGAGTTAGTAGTCGGTATGTCTAGGGCAACGAATCTATAGAGTTGGGATAGCTTGCCAAATCTTTGACAGCCTGTTGTCTTGATTTTTCTGGTATTTTTACATTTGCCAAACCAACAGAACCTATTGCTGCTGTTATAACATCTGCAATATCACAGAAATCTGGTTTAAAAATATGTCCATGAACTCCCATTAGTCCCTCATAAACATCATTTTCCCAAAG